GCAAATCTTTTTAAATCTACTTCTGGTGTAACATGTGGAGGTATTGCTCCCCGAACGTGAGTGAATAATGGCTTTCGTATACTAAAGTTATTAGCGTTCCATTTTCCGTGTAGTTCACAGTAGGGGAGCACCCCAAATCTTGCTTCATTATGAATAGAATCGGTTATGTCTACTAACGGATTCACCTCCTTCGTGGCTTTTTTAAGTTGAGTTAAAAATGTACGATTCTTTTTAGTGGCTTCATGGTTTCCGTCATAAATCAATGTCTTGACCGAAACATCACTAATAAATTCAAAGTATAATTCTAATTCATCCATCGTAGGAAGCCTATCAAATAGGTCTCCCCCGATGATATGAAGCTTAACTTCTTTCTCTAATTTATGTACTTCATTAAAGAAAGTTTGATACCGTTTACGTGCCCATTCTACTGGAACATTTTTCTGTCCCAGTTTTAAATGCCAATCGGCTGTAAATAGTATCGGATACGGTACTACCATGGAACGTCCGCTGTTTTAAGTTCTGATTCCACTTCTGCAGGAACCTCAGGACTTTGACCCGCAATACGATCTAAAAGCTCTTTTTGAGCCTCAGGCGTAGGACGAGGTAAAACATCTTCCATAGATTTAAGTTCTTCTACTAGTACTTTCTCTTCATCTCCTAAAGCACGAGTTTTACAACGGAGTACTTGTAACTGATACTCTACGTTAAATACGTTTGGTCCGGTTTTTACTCGCTTGAAATTCACATCCCAGCCAGTTTCAGGATCTGTTGGATCTCCTAAATCTTCTGCTGCTAACATGATCTGTTCCAATAACTTCTTCTTTAAGTTAAGAACTTTAACTTCTCCGTCATGAAGGCATTGAATAGCATACGCCCAACCGCACTTCATTTCAGGATTGTACTTACGAACCCAATCCGTTTCGATATTATCAAACGCTTCTTTGTCACGATTGAATCCTAAACACTCCATTGGAATGTTTTTTCCGTTCTCTCCTTTAACCCAATATACATAACGAGGCAGTATGTCACCAACCATTCTAACGCTGTTGTCTCCGTCTTTATATGTGTATTGTACTATTGACGACTTTTGGGCCGCCCCTTTTGAATCAGCAAATTTTAATGCCATTTTATTTCTCCTTGTGGCTTCTCAAATAGGAAATGAATTTTTCCATCTTCTATATTAAGTAGGCTGTTGTTTTTTATAGTTTCCTCTTCCACTGGTGAGTGTAAAAGGTCTAGGGTTGCATCTTTAGTTTCTAAGTAATTACTCAAATTACGAAAACTCGCAAGATGAATGTAATGAAGCCACGCTAAAGTTTCGTGACCTCTTCTTTCAGTAAACACCATTTCTGGATGTATCAAAAATGAATCTCCTGAAAAATCTCTCTGGTAATACTTATACAGTATATCCTTATTATTCTTTGGTACTGATTTAAAGGTCAGCAAATGAAGGATAGCAAATATATCCTTGGATTTCCTTTCTGAATGCTGAATTATCTTTTTCCAATTAAACAGTATCATATATTATATCAAAATTCGTCCTGTCTGTCAAGAACTATTTTTTTAAATGTTTTGTATCTTATAGCCTTGTTTTATATAATAACCACTACGGTTATTCGCCTGTTTTCTAGCAGTGTTACCTTTTAGGTTTATATCTACTATAGTGGGAGTTTTCTTCCCTTCTTTTAGCCTTATTATTCTACCTATTAGCTGAGTTAATAGTGGATCATTATTAACAGGAGTTCCTAAAACTAAACAACTAAGAGCATCTAAAGATATACCTTCTGAAAATATTGATTGAGTACCATATAATATATCTTTGTCTGTGTTAATACGCTCCATCATTGCAGGTCTCTCCTCATGTGGAGTTTCTCCAGTAATTACTATGGCATTATCTCCGCTTAATTTAGCGCAATTCTTTAAAAATTCTACACGATCTGCCACTACTAATACCTTGTGTCCTTTTGCTGCGTACGCACTTGCGATTAAGGCTACCGTATGTTGATATTCATCATTATAAGCTAAATGGTTTATCTTCTTAGCCCAAGGAATACCCCCTCCATCAAGGAATCTTATCTCTGAATTTACCCTATCTACTTGAGGCTTCATATAGTTTTCTTTCGGTGGAAAGTAAACTTTTGGGCTAAAATAGTCTCTAAATACTACATGTTTTCCATCTTTTCTTTCTATTGTTCCTGACAAGCCAATCTTATATCGTGCTCGACATTTATCTATAATTTTTGCAAAGGTAGGAGAGGATACGTGATGCATCTCATCCAAAATAATTGTTCCGAATTCACTTGCTATCTCCGGTACTCTTCTCGTTAAAGTCTGAACATTGCCAACAACTATAGGCCCATCTAAATTAAACTTTCCACTGCCTATTATTGAAGGTGTAATTCCAAATACTTTTTCTATTTCCCTTTCCCATTGGCTTCTTAAAGCTAAGGTATGAACAACTACTAATGTTTTTTGCTTGAGTTTGGCTGCGATTGCTAACGCAGTGAAAGTCTTTCCCCAACTTACCCAAGCGTTTATTATACAACTGTCGTCTACCTTTTGATAAACTTCTTCCTGGCTAGGTCGTAAATCATACCGAAACTTCGGGAAGTCTACTGGAACATGAAGTCTTTTATCTATTATCTCATAGTCTCCGTCAATGAGATCTTCTCTACCAGAAGGAATCGTTACTAACTCTTTCCTGACCCTTGCCATATTTTTAATAATCAAAGGCGGATCTAACGGATTATAGGTAGGTATTCTGTACGTCAACTCCTGATCTATCAGATCTCGTTGCGCGTCTGTTACGTTAAGGTAAATTCTGTTAGATAAAATAGCTTTCATACTTTTCTTTTTGTAGTCTTTTTCTTAGCTTCTGAAAATTCATAAATCAACCATGGAGTACGATTGTATAACACTCCAGCCCATTTCATTTGTGGATCTGGTGGCCGAGGTATGGTAAATGGAGAGTTTATATCCTTCAACCATACTATAGTTGCAATCTCTTTGCGTACTATTTTCATGATCTTATGGTATATCAAAGGCACGAATCTAGTCTTTTCATAATTAAATATGTGTCCCTTACTATCAATGAATTTCTTAGAAGAAATTTTCATGAGCGAAGGAACATCATGTATAGCTTTAGTAAGCTCATACATATTAGGATAGGAAGAACGTAACCTTCTCACTCCTAAGGTGTCTCCCTTTGCATTCTTATCATCTAAGCACCTGCCGTCAGCAAACACTATTCCGTCTACTTCCTCTATATCTTCTGCACTTAAAATGAATACTGGAAACTCTGTATCAACTAGCCTCATAAAGTTTCTCGAATTTTCCGAAACTGTAGTCTTGTCCAATGTCAAACTCACATCCAATAGGAGCACCCGTAATGGAACATCCCCTATTCTTTTGCACAAATTGCTGTAATTTTTCTTGGTAATGGTCTACTTCAAAGTATGGTACTTCTGCTAGAATCGAGTCATGTACTAAAGCGAATATACGACTTTTCATTCCATGCTCTTTTATATAATCATTCATATCTATAGCACCTAATAGATTAATATCACTAGCTAAAGATTGAACCAAGAAGTTAATACCAGAACGAACTTCATGACTGGCTATTCCTTTATCCGCAGATCTAACATTTTCTAGTCTACGCTTACGTCCTAATAAAGAATAAGTGAAAGCATCTCTTTCAATATCTACCTTACACTGATCTAACCATAGTTTTAGTCTCTTAAACTGCTTAAAGTAATCATCAATAACTTCTTTTGCATCATCCATACTAAAGTGACTGCCTGAATCTTTTGTTACTTGCTGAGATATTTTATATGGCCCAGCACCATACATTATACCAAAGGTAACAGCCTTTGCTGCCTGCCTTCTTAATGCGAATTTCTCTGCTACTTCTTCTACAGGACAAGGTAATCTAAATACTATCTTAGCAATACTACTATGAAAATTACCTCCTGTACGGAATACATCCTGCAAAGCTTTATCTTTAGATAACACTGCTGCAACATATACCTCTGCTGTGGTTAAATCCATAGCTACAATCTTATGGTTTTCTTTAGCTTTAATACACCCTTTAATAATAGGATTATCTCTAGGAATCTGTTGCATATTCAACTTCCCTGAAGAAGATAGTCTACCAGAAGTCGTACTGTGTAGATTAAAATTAGTACGCAAACGTGAATCTCTATCCAGTTGTGGTATAATTTTATCCAGATAAGTATTCTTGATTTTACTTTTCTGTCTTATATCAAGAATATGCTGTGGTACATCATGCTTCTTTCCTAGCTCTAATAGCACTTCAGCATCTGTTGAGTGTTGTCCTGTACCAGTCTTTTTACCTGTGGGTTTCAATCCAATACTATCAAATAATAACTTTCTTAACTGTAAAGTACTGTTAGGGTTAAAGTCCTTTCCTTGCGCTCTTTCAAACATCTTAATCTCAGGGTACTTATATAAGCTGCTTATTGATGTTTGTACTTCTTCTTCCATTAAGTTCTGAGCTACTTCCAGCCTTCTACGGTCAAAAGGAACTCCAGTGTCTTGTACATCCTTTAGAAACTGCATACCTGGAATAAGTATATCTCTATACACTCTTTTAAGCTTATCATTTTTCTTTATAGCATCTCTGAAAATTTCAAAGATAAGAAACGTTACAGCAGCATCCATTGCTGCGTATACTTTAATAAGATCGAAAGGTATAAGATCCCAAGTAAATGCTGACTTAATAATTCCATTACGTCTACAGTACTCATCTTGGAACTCATATAAAGGTTTTTCATAGTTTCCATACTTAGTATGTCTCATTGCCAGTTGCTTTAACCCATGAGTCCCAGGAGTTTCATCTAATACATAATGCATTAGCATAGTGTCTTCTACGTTTGGAAAAGTAAAGTTAAAGTGATACTCTAACATTGCTAAGTCAAATTTAGCATGATGCATTATTACTCTTTTTTCATTAAATAAATCCTGCATTTCCTTAGCTACATCATCATCTACACAATCAGCATCAATGTATACTCCTTTATCTCTCTCACAGGCTAAGCTAATACCTAGGACATGCCCATCACGAGGGAACAAACCTGTAGTTTCTGTATCAACTGCAATGTAGGAAAAAGGAGTTGAACGTGCATACTTTAGCCACTCTAACGCCTCATCCGACTCTGTTATTCCAGAGAAGTCTTCTGTTGAAATCACTACTGGTTTCAGTTTACCACTAATATAATCCTTTACATTCGCTACTGAATCGTCCCAAGATCTTCTCGCCTCAGGCTTAAACGCTAACATTGCAGGATTAATCATAGGTAGAAACTTCTCATTTATAATTCTACCACTATGTTCTGTAATTGCTCTTTCTTTTGTAAAATGTTGTAATGCTTCTGACCCGATAAGAATGATCCACTCATACCCATCAATGTCAATATCTATATCAACATCTCTTTTTAATATCTTTTTCTTGCTAGAATCTGAGCACAACTGATAACGATCAAATTCAAATTCATTTTCAAAATGTCTAATAAAATCAGTTCTACTAGAAACTTTTTCCACCAAAGCTATGCTAGCCATATAAATATTTCCTTAATTCTTGTACCCTTTCTCTAGGTAAGTCTCCAGGGTCTATATTATTTTGTATAGGTACTATACTAGTTGATAGATTTAATTCTTCACAAAGTAGGGAAGTAGCCTTAGCTCCTTTACGCCCCGCTTCGTCTCCATCAAATAATATATGTATACCTTTTACTCCTAAAACTTTTAATAATGATAACTTGTATATGTCTACATTATTAGTTCCAAAACAACAAACGGCATTCTCTAGCCCTTTGTCTATTAAATTCAACGCATCAAATATACCCTCTACTAATATAACAGTTCCTTCTAAGACATATGGTAGCGGAGGAAAATAGGGCATTCTCGCTCCTCTAGGATAGATCATATACTTAGGTATAGTAGTTGGCTCCATCGCCCTACCAAGGAAAGCATTTATCCTTCCCGTAACATCTCTTATGGGAAACAATAGCCTACCGGCATACCCTTTTTCATGGTATGTAAATGCTCCATACTTTTTTAAAGTATCAGGGGAGATATTCTTAAATGTCCCCACAAATCTCATCGCAGCTTCTGGTATCTGTAACCCTACGTTTTCTACTCTGCGATTCTCTATTTTATCTTTAATCCTCTTCAACTTCAAGTCTTTAGCTGAAAGTCCTGGGGCATCGAAATGTGTAAATACATTTCCTTTAAACCCACAACTAAAGCAATGCATAACTCCTGTTATTCTATCCACCCGTAGTGAGGGGTTGCTATCGTCATGTTCAGGATTTAAACATTTAATAAGAAAATCCTGCCCCGACGGAGTATATCCTACCTCTTCTTTATTTAATAATTCTAAGACATCCATGTCATTATCAAGCCTATTATAAAAGCTACTATTAAAGGTATTACAACCCAAGTTGTTACACTGCGTAATGCTATCTCTAAAGCTTCTTCAAATTCAGTCATCTGTTAATGCTCCCCATGAAATAATTAAGTCTGGTGTAGTTTCAATTGCTTCCGATATTTTAGTAGTTACCTCGCGTGTTTCAACTTGAGCATCTTCACTATTTCTTAGTTTACATACTCTTGCGAACGCTGCTAAACTACCTGTCCAGTACCATTCTGTCATCATACTTTGTGGTAAAACCATTCTTGCTTGTTCGGGAGCCACCTCTCCCTCTAACATTTCCTCGTATAAATCTCTAGTCCATGTCATTAGTACATCATATTTATTTTCCCAAGAGGCATAGTTCTTTACAGCATTTTTGCTTGATCCTTGTTTCTTGTTTTCAGCCTTTTCTCTCCAGTACTCTGGCGTATAAAACTCCACCTCTGTGTCAACATAGCGCCGAGACACTTCATTCCAA